AGGGCCTTCGTACCATGTGTATGCATCTGGATTGACGATCAAGATTGAATCGTCTGTGTCTGTTGTTGCAGCTGTGTTAGCTGTTACATACAGATCAAGTCCTGCGACATTTCCGCGGACAGATGTTGGAGCAACTACGCCGCCAGCATTCTGTGGAACCTGTGCATTATAGATAGGGCGTCCGCCGTCGTTTAGTGTCATCACATTTGACCATTGGGATGTGTTCATGATGATGTTACGAGCAAAGCCGGCTGTGTTTGAGTAAACAGATGCAGCACCGCGAGCAACTACACCGAGAAGCTCGGCAGCTGTTGGATAGGTTGTAAGTGTCGTTGAGTCCGCTGTTGCACCTGTGCACAATGCAAGGTTTACAGCTGTATCGGTTGCCTTTGCGTACTGTGCAGCGAGGTTATTCATAAGCTCCTGCATAAACAAAGGATTTGAGCGATCTAGCAATTCAACAGAGAATGTCTGTTGTCCTGCATACTTCTTGACATCAACTGATACAAATGCAGAATTCTGATCTGTGTTTGATGGCGCATCGCCTTCAGCTGTAATTGCAACTGTTGGCATTACTGTGATCTTTGGGATCTCAAATGTCATACCTGCATCTGGCAATGCTCCACGAGAGATTGCATCGATGTTGCTGCGTGTTGTGTTAGCAAGGCCATTGATCACGGTTGTGAGCTGGCGTGTAGGCACGAGACCTGCGTTATCTGTTGTATCTGCCGCGGCTAATACATACTGACGAGCATCTTCGTTTCCAAGTGATGCTTTGATTGTGTTTTCAAGCAACTTCACGGCTGTGAACTCTAAGCGAGGCTTTGAAGTCCATCCTCCGACAGCTGGCTTTGCGCTAGCTGTTACTGACTGAGCAGCTTCTACCGTCTCGACGGTATCCGCGTTTGTGACGGTGTTGTCCACTTCGTCTCCTTCTGTTGATGGTGTTACCTCTGGATCGACTGTCGATTCAGAATCTTTTGGTTCTTCTTCTGCCGCTGTCGCGGCGACTTCGCTGACTCTTGCTGATCTTACGGCCGGCTCTGTTACCAAAGCGACGCCGGTGAGCTCTCCTGCAAGTACGCGCATCGATCCGTCTTTTTCCATTGTGTATTCATCGACGGCCAATTCAATTGAGAAGCCATCGCGTAAACCGGCCATTGCCTCTTCAAGTGCATCGGATCCGGCTGTCGTGTTAGCAATTTTGAATGTCGCATCGATTGAATCTTCATTTACTGTCATCGATAAAGTTTTGCCGATTGGTCGTGTGCGATCGTGCTCAAGATTAAGCTTTACATCTGCCGGAGCAACGGAATCCTTTGCAAAGATTACTTTTCCGGTTGATGCGTTTGCAACTTCTTCAAAAGCAACGATGCGACCTGTGATTGTTCGCGCTGTTGAATCCGCCGCGGTGATTGTCATTGGTGTTGTGATTTTCATAGCAGCATGTCTTCTTCCTCGCGTATTTCATCGACCGACATTGCGCCGATACGATTTAAGATTTCATAAACCTGCGCGCGCTCGTAAGGATTGCCGCGCAAGAAGTCATCAAGATCGAACTTCACTTGATTTCCAAGAGATGTAAAATCTTGAAATGATAAACGCTCTTCAATGATTGACATGTAATTTCTGAAAGCAAAATCAACCAGGTCGCGACGCTTATCGAGTGCATTTGAATAAGTAAAAGTCGATTGCTGTGAATCGGTGAAGTACGCTGGCAATCCGCAAGCGCGAGACAATTCAAGAGCAACATAATTACGAGCTTCATTTAATTGAATTGATTTTGGATCAAAGCCAAGTGTTTCAAGCGTTACATCTGCATTCAAGAATGCTGTTGATTTATTTGCTCGAGCTGTGCGCCACGCTGTAAGTAATTTTGCAACGCGATCGGCTGGCAAAGATGTGCCGTTAGATTTTAAGACCATTTGGGGAATTGGCTCGACCGCAAAATTCATCGCAGCCTTTTCAAGTGCCGCAGCTGCGCGGATTGTGCGTCCAGCGCGTGAAAGCAATCCTTCTTGAGATCCGGCAAAGACGACAAGATAATTTGGATCTACATAAGTGCCATCGATTGAATAAGAGTTAATTTCTGTGCCATTGGCATTTGTTGTAATTGAAATGCGCTCCGGTGCAACGCGCTCCATCGCTCGAATTTTTCCTGTGTCTGCATAACGCTCTGTGACATAAGCGTACGCACTAGGGAAGAAGAAGAGATCAGAAATCATCCAAGACCAGAATGTAACTCCGGGAATTCTTGGATCTGGCTGATTGATGACACGCGGTTGTGCAACCTTTTCTCCGGTTGCTGTGTTGCGTGTGTGCATTGGTAATGATCCGATTGTTTGAATGATTCCAAGCGAGCGCGCTACGGTTGGCACACTCATAGCTTCGGCGCGTGATGCTTGTGCTATGCCAGCAAAGAATAGATTTTGTTGCTCTGCATAATACGGCGCGATTGAAGCTTCAATGTCGTTTGTTGTCTCTGCCGGCGCAGCGTTGATCCGCGTCGGTGCAAATAGATCGCGTAAGGCCATGCGCCAATTATCGCGCGGCTTGTATCTCTAGCCCACCATGATGTCAAGATCCGTCTCTGGGCGTGTCGCGAAGTGTGTGACCAATGCAGTCGCAACCGTCGCGCATACAGTTGATTGAGAAGCTCTCCGGCCGATTGTCCAGCCACCATCCCCGAAAGGTAATCGAGCCGCTGATAGAATCTGCTTGGATAATTCTGTCTGATTTTTGTGACGCAATCTCTTTGATGTAATCGCTCCTAACAGCTCGTCGCAACATTGTCCATAGAGTGCACCATCGATGTCTGTAATTGGGATACCGGCTGGCACAAGTCGCGCGGCAATCGCAGAGCTTGTCCTCTTGCTATAAGCCACGACTTCCACAGGGAATTCACGACAGTACGGCGCAATGTCATTTGCGACAGCTCTATCATCCAGCGAAATCGGATTGTGCCAAGTGTGGAGAAGCTTTACAAAGAATCGCTCGCCATCGATTTGCTGAGCTGCGACAAGAGCTGCCGATCTACGATCCGGCGAGCAATCAACCGCAAGCCAAGTCGCCTTCTCTGGATCAAGCTCTAGATCATCCTCGCCGCATTGATTCCATTCCTCGCTAGGGATCGCAGCTGAGATCGTCGCTACCCAGCGACACAAGACTTCTGTTTTTACAACATCCGGAGGATCATTCAAAACTGCGCGCAAATTGTCGATGTGTACGGTGTGGCCAAGTGCCGGATTGGCCATCGCAGCACCTTTCCAGAATGCCGGCGAATCATCGATCTTCTCGTAATTGGATGACCATTCAAAGTAACCGATGTCATCGCCTTTAGCCGCCGACATACCTCTTTCGCGCAGCTGATTTAAAACGATACTATGCTGATCTCCGGCGTTGCTGAGTGTCCACAGCTGTGGATTCTTGGCAGCCATCATTGTGTAACGGAGAGATGCCCAAGTCGTCTCATCTTTAAGCTCGCGTGTCTCATCCACAAAAACCGTCTCCGGCTTTGAAATTCCACGCGCGGCCGATCCGCCAGCTTTAACCATGTACCGAGAGCCGCCGAATTTGGATTGCAATTCGATCTCTTCTGATCCATGAGCCCATCGGATCTTCTTTACCTGAGATGCAAGCGATTCATTCTCTTCGATGATGTTCACGATGTCTCGAAATGTCTCAAGTGAAGTCGTGAGCCGGTGAGCTGTACCGATCTGTAAACCATCGCGCCACAAGAAGAGTCCGGCCAAGATTCGCAGCTTCATCAAAGTCGTCTTACCTTGCTGTCTGGCTACAACCACAGTTATCAGCGGATGCGCCCATCTGCCATCGGGCTTTACTTTGTGAGCCTCCATTGCCAGCCACTTTTGCCACGGGAGCATAGGAATCCCGATTGAATCGGCGAAATCTATGATCTCAAGCCCACGAGACGGCAATTCCAGCAGCTTTGAGTGGATTCTTGGCGATTCTCGGCCAATAAGTGCTTCTGTAGTTCTCTCTTCAACCTGTGTGAGCCGATTAGAGCCTATTGCAACCACCTTGCCACCTTCTGAGTCCAGACGAGGGCTACTCATGGCTTTTCGAGTCGTTTGGCGGTGAAAGAAGACCGCGGGAGAGAGTGGCGGTGGAATCCCTATCTAAAAAAATGCCGGCCTTCTTCTGACGAACTAAATTCATCTCTTCTGGCAACCTATCCTGACGACTGAAATTGCATCTTTTACAAGCTGCTACAAGGTTATCTGGATCATCGCTTCCGCCTCTTGCTACAGGTATTACATGATCGCATGTGTTGGCATCTTCTCCACACCAGAAGCATTGATAGCCATCCCTTTGTAGGATCCTAAGTCGAAGCTTCTTCCATTGCGTACTGTTGCTCTTGCGTTGGGAATGTAGTGTCATCAATACCATCCTTTGTCATGGTGTGCCCATGCCTTACACATTGAACCATAGCGATGGTTGATGTATTTAATTGTCGCATCTATCTGGCGATAAGGATCTAATGTCCCATAATGCTTTGACCGCATCTGTCCTAGACCGTAATGGCTTTTGTTTCGAGCTAAGTAATTCCATCTAGATTCTTTTGTAATGATCTTGTTCAGACATTGGAATTCGTCATAGTTTATAAGCCTTGAATGTGCATAGAGCTTTAAATGATCTATTGAGTAAGTTGCAGCTTTTGTTGCCTGTGCCGGTGTTGTGCTAACAACACATAGACCGGCCAATAGCACCAAGCATCGCTTGCGAGCTATCCGCCTCAGCGGCTCGCCCACGAGCATGGAGCGTACCGAACCACGCAAATACATTGCAAGATTGAGCGTAGTCTTGGGCGTGTTCAACAGGCTGTGGATAACCTCTGTGGATAACTTCATGGCCTCATTCCCCATCCTTGGCCTTTAAAGATTGCCGGTGTTGGCGTAAATAGACGACGCATTGGGATCGTGCAATTGGCACAATAAGGATCTCTTGCAAGCTTGTCATCAATGGATCGATGTACCGTCTCGACTTCTAGGCACATCTCGCAAATGTAATCATAGGCTGGCATCGACATCACCAATCATGGCAACCGTCATGCATGAACAGACTGTGCATTGAATAGTCTTTACATGCGGCGGCAGATTATCGGTAATGATCCGGACAAGTTGTGTTGTCTTCTTCTTACACTTCCGGCATTCAAATTGCAGCTTCTCCATGACTGGATCTCCTTAGATTCTCAATTGGTTGCAGACCATTGACGCCAATCCACCATGACTCTTGATCGCTCTTCTTGTATCGATCGCGCTTGGCCATTGCTACCGGTATCCAACCGGCGATGTAGTAATCCGGATGCTTGCCAGTTACAAGGATTGCAACATCGGTAATGCGATCAGATGGATACACAATCAGATGTCCATCGGCGTACTTAGTCCACTTGACTTCAAGGCCAGATGCAACATCTGCTCGCTCTTTGCCTTTGTTATCTGTTGGCGTGTAGGGGATGTCAAAGTACTTTGCTACAGCCCATTCAGCTGCAAAGCTCTCTGCTATTTCAGCAACCTGTTCATGGAAGTTAAGCCGGCTATTGTAATGCGGCGTCGATCCGATTTGATGGCCTTGCTGTGACCTTGCTTTAAGTGCTGTCACATGGCACATCGCAGCTTGATAATCATCAAGAGTTATCTTCATCGACAACCTACACAGAACCAAATGATCTTCTCATCGCCGTATCCCTTTTGGTAGCCGAAAGCATCAAAGCGAGTCAGAATTGAGCATTTGTCGCATTGATCGACTTTGTACTCTTCGACCACTTCGCCGTTGTATAGAAGCTTTGCCATCATCGTCTGAGGATTGATTATCTCCATGTAGTCGCTCATTAGATCTGAGGCTTCCATTTGCCATCGCTTGCCAATACATACCAACGCGGCACGCATTGAGATGCCTTTGCCTTTTCGGTGCAGAAGTATCCGCCCCAATTCTTAGGCGCGCCATCCTTTGCTTGCTTCCAGATCATGTGCCCATGTGCACACTCCGGCGCAGCTTCAATCAGCTGGCCACCGAGTTGCTTTGTAATTTCGTTGATTGATGATCCGAGTGATGGCACACCGGATTCTTCTGCCTCCTCGGCTGTTTTATAGCTTGGCACATCGCCAAATTTGGTTGTCCAGTAGTCGTACTCTTGAGCCGGATCAGCTGTGGCAACCTTTGCACTCATAGATTCAACCTGTTGCATCGTCTCTTTTGTGCTCTTTTCAGTACCGCCCATAACAAGAGCCATGACTCTCATCAATGCGCTTGTGACTGTATCTTCTATAAACCAGCGTTTCATGTTGGCGTTATAAGCTGCAAGATAGCCGTAGGCATAATCAATGCCAGCCGGTTCGCTCTCTTCTTGATTACGCCATGCCTTAGCTTGTACAAGTACATAACCTCTTTCGGCATTGAATTCAATGATGTGAGCTTCAAGTCGGCCTTTTGGGAATGTAGCGATCCAACGATCTGTGCGCTCTTTGTTGCCTTCGTAATTGTCCAAGAATCCCATTACTTCACATCCTTCTTTGAAGCTGAGATGTGGCGTGAGATTGCGCGACCTCTTGTAAAGCCTTCGCGCTGCCCTTCTTTGTATCCGATTGAATAGGTAATCGCTGCCCATAAGATCGCAGCAATGGTCATAATGACCACGATTGATAATTCATTCATTGTGTTGCTCCCGAATCTGGGAGCTACTGTACTTCGCTCCCAAGTAACAGAGTGAAGCAATAGTCCAATAAGGTCAAGAATCAGGCGTAGTTTTCGGCGTGTCGGTCGTCGCTTTTGGCTTTGACTTCAATCCATTTCCAGCCAATACGCCGCCAAGAGATCCGGTTAAGAAGATTGCCAGCGTTTTGAGTAAATCGATAAAAGCTGCATCATTGGGAGCTTGTGCCGAGATTGGCTGTGTTACAAAGATCAATGCGTAAGTGATGCCAATTGTCACAATGAGAAAGACCATTGCAAGCGTTGTGCCGATAATAAGAATCAGCTGTGCATGTACCTCTTCGGGACTACGGCGTCGGTGTGGGCGTTGGGAGTAATGGGCCAATGACATCGCTAGTGCAGACTCCCAATGGGATGCATTGCGGTTTCTGGCATTCCGGCTTTTCCCAGTTCTCGAATTCTTGGCATTCATAGCGTGTCCATCCTTGATAACCACACGCGGACAGCGTTGATGCAAGTGCCCAAATCAACGCCGCCGCGAGTAGTTTCCGGATCACTTCCCCGATAATCCGAAAGCTGTGTCTTTTGGATTAAGCCAGCGCAAGAGCACAGGCAGAATCGCAGCGACTCCGGCCATGAGTAAAGTCTTTGGATCTGTTTCGCCTGTCATGTACAAAGCTAGTGATGCAGCTATAAAACTACGCCCCCAGCTTGCGAGCAATGCCTTTGATTTTTCCATCTTTGACCTCTTTCTTCGGCTTCGTTGCCGATACTTTAGGAGCTTCGACGATTGGATAATCGCCTTTGAATGGTACGAATTTCGGGCGACCGAATCCGACCACTTCTTTTCCGCTCCCGAATGCGCGCACCTTAATCATTACCATGCCGCCGTTGCGCTGATCGCCTGTGCCGGATGTGTTGCCTTCGATGGTTGTAACTGTTTTACCGGATACACCGACAACAATGCCAATGTGTGAAATGCGATCTACGCCGTCATGTGGGAAATCCATAAATGCAAGATCGCCGATCTGTGGATCTGTGTCGTGCCATCTGGATACTTCCTTGAGCTTGTGTGCGCCCATCGCTGTGCTTACCATCGATGGCAATTTAATGCCGGCATGATGAAAGCACCAATTGACAAATGAACCGCACCACGGCAAGCCGTCAGCCTTTGTAAATTTGCCGTACTTTGTAAGGTTCTCGCCTTGTTCGACTGTGCCGACTTC